AGACCAGAGATCAGAGCAGGATGTTATTGCTACACCATCCAAGGCAGGTCGCAGGGCTATCTCAGAGGCAGTACATGAGGCCATAGCAAACAACGTGCCTGATGTAGCTGTAAAAGATTTACTACGTAAACAGGCGTTGTCCTACAGAGCGTTGGACGTTGTGGACGAAAAACGTAAATTAGAGTTTGATACGGTCATCTCCAGAGCAGGACAGAATCTTAGTCGTGCAGGCGTGAATTTACCAAAGAACCCTGCAAGCCAAGTAGCCACAGGTTACGCCGCAGCAAACATTGTACAGTCTGGCATCTTTCCGTATCTTGCAGCAGCGGGTGCAACTGCCAGTGCAGTATACGGTGTATCTAAAGCAGCCATGTCGCCCTCAACTAAGAAGTTTGTAGGGCTGATGATAAACTCTATGGACAAGGCGCTAAAAGCAGGCAGAGGAAGTGCAGAGTTGATGGCACAGCTACGGGCAGACAGGGCTATACTTGTGTCTGTCTTGCAGGACACTCGTTTCGATGAAGAAGAAGAAGAAGAAGTAGAGGAAACAGAGTAATGGCAGAGTTCCGTAGCGGTAGTTCTCTCAAGAAGTACATAGCTGACACAGATTGGGCTAAAGACCGCAGAGAGACAGAGCGCAGGTATCAAGCTGGTGAGATTACTGACTTTGAAAGAGGAGTTAGTAACGTAGCTGGGTCAGTAGAAGCTGCACTGACTCCTGTAAACTACGCCCTTGAGGGCATGTTTGGCATGTTGCCTGACGTAGTGCAGAAGACTATATCAGAGACCGCACAGGACGTAGGAGAGGCCGTACAGGACACCTCTCTGTTCAAGGCTGGCGCAGAGTTAGCCAGAGAAAACCCAAGAACTGCTGAGTTCCTCAGTGACGTAGGTAAAATAGCAAGCGTAGTTCCTGTAGGAAGAATAGTTAAATCTTCTGTAAATGAGCCTGTACTAGCTATGAATACAATGATACCTGAAAATTATTCGGGTCTTCCCGGCGCTGAAATATACGGTAGTGCCAAAACTTTTGCTAAAACATTGCCTACGGCTGTAAAAGATGCTTTTTCACCGTCTGCTCAAGCAGCTTTAAGAGAAACAGGAATAAGCCCTTCAAAAGCAGCTGGAGAAATAGGAAGCGCAGTTAGAACAGGTAATCAAAGTTTCGGATCTGCAATAACATCTTCATACTTGAGCAGACAAACAGGTAGAGGCGAGTCAATAGTTGAAAAAGGCCCAATAGGTAAAGCAAACTTTCATGGAAACACAAAGGCTAGCGATAAAGACGGGCTTAAATCAGCAATTTTTGTAGATAACAAAACTACAAGAGGATCAATACCTTCTCAAGTACAAGAAAGAGCACTTAACCATTTAATAAAAAGTACAGGTGTTGAAAAAGAATTAGACACTACAGATGTTTACATAAAAAGAAACTCTGGATACGATAATTTTGGGAGTGAAGGGGTTTTAGGAACAGCCGCTTCTAACAGTAATCCTGTAATGGCTGCACTAAATTCTAACTCTACTGTTAAAGGATCTTTGAGTGAGTGGGTCAAAAACAACAAAGTTCCTAGAGGTAAAAAAACCGACGAGAGTTCAATAGAGTCGGCTAGAAAAACACTTAGCTCTAAAGACATAGAAGAATACTTCCAATACTACAACGAAGTAAACAAAGATAAAACTCCTGTAAATTTTAGAAAAGGAGAAAAAGGTGACGATTTTTATTACTTTCAAGCATCTCATAATTCTAGGGCTAAAGAGCTTGGTGGTGTAAATATGTTTTTTGCTCTTAATCCTAAGAGCGGTCAGCTTATCACTATGATGACTGATAAGCATGATCTTGTAAAAATGAATCCAGCAGGCGGCACCTCGTTAGTGACTGTAAGTCCCGCGCAAGTTAGTAATTTTAAGGCAGCCAAAGGTAAAAGATTTACAATAAACTCAGTTACCAAGCAAAGACAGAGTAAAGCTAAAAAAGATTCCGAAGAAACAGCGGCAAAAGAATTAGAGAGAACGACGGGAATAAAAAGAGAAAAAAATGAAACTCCTGTGTCTTATCATTTTAGAGTTATGAGAGATTATAGGCCACAGGCTGAACTTCAAGATTATTCTAAAGTTCTTAAACGTGGCGGTATGTTGGGTGTTGTCGGAACTTCCGCAGCAGCCCAAGCGGAAAAAGGGGAGCCATAAGCGACTCCCCAGTTCCCTCAAGCTACATTAGCAAACTTAACCTTCTGCATGTCACCCCGTAGCCCAGCCTTCATATAAGCCGTTGCACGACCTTCAAAGAAGTTCTGGTGTTCTACCCCCAGTACCTCATCTAACCAGCCCAGAGGGTTGTCTTTGACGTTGTAGTTGGGCTTTAGTCCTAACTGTAGCAACCTACGGTCTGCAATGTACCTAATGTACTTCTGCATCTCCTTTTTGGTCAGTCCTTCTATGTCACCCTGCTCAAACACTAGGTCTAGGAATCTATCCTCTAGTTCCACCATAGTCCTACAGGCTTCATAAATCTCCTTCTTGAAGTCATCAGTCCAGATGTCAATGTTCTCCTGAATAAACTCCCTGAACAGCTTAGTCATTGCTTCAACGTGCAGTGACTCATCCCGTATACTGTACGTGATAATCTGCCCCATGCCTTTCATTTTACCGAACCGTGGGAAGTTAAGCAGGATGATGAAGCTGGAGAACAACTGTAGACCCTCAGTGAATCCAGAGTAGATAGCCAGTGCCTTAGCAATGGACTGTTTATCGCCCTTAGCGACCCGTACAGCGTCTATGTACTCATGCTTGTCCGCCATAGCTTCGTACTCTGCAAACGCCTTATACTCCACCTCTGGCATCCCTACGGTGTCCAATAGAAGACTATAGGCGTGTTGGTGTATACTTTCCATGTTGGCAAAGCTGGACATCATCATACGTGCTTCAGGCTTCTTAAATATCCTCATGTACCTGTCTACGTACCCAGATCCTACGTCTACGTCGGACTGTGTAAACAAGCGGAATATCTGAGTCAGAAGGTTCTTCTCCTGCTCCGTCATGTTCTGCCAATCCTTTACATCATTGTGCAGCGGTACATCTTCTGGGAACCAGTGCATCTGATTCTGCTGTGAGTAGTAGTCGAACATCCAAGGATGGTCAAATGGTTTGTAGTAATCTCTAGTGTCTAATAGGCTCATCCGTAGTTCTCTCCAAAGTTCAATTCAAGTGTCTCTAGTTTGTCTTCAGCTTCCGACAGCTTTGTTATCAGTATGTCCATAGTGTCCACTGTGTGTGGGTGCTCAGCAACAGCTACAGGGTTCTCAAAGAAGTTCAGTATATCCGCTTCAGCTTCAATTATCTGTGCTTTGTATCTGGCCCGTAGTGCGCTGTACAGTCTGTTGCTCATGTTCCAGTTCCTCATAGTATTTAATCCAATCTTCATAGGAAGTCAGTAAGTTTTCCTCCCATATATAATACAAGCAATCGTATATAGGATGTTTGTTATCCTTCACAACTCAGGCACTCCCCATCCTCTAAGTTAATCCTTGGTATCTTTACGTTGACATTCTCTGCATTACGTGCCGCTGTGGTGCGGTAGTAGTACATAGACTTCAACTTGTTTGCACCAACCCAGTGTACATTGTTGACGTACTCTAGGTACTCATCATGTGTCTCCTGTGACGCAGTGGACGGTGGTGGCTCAAAGAATGTATTAACTGACTGAGACTGACACACATAGGGCTGACGCTGGTAGGCGTGTTCTATGACCCATATCTGATTGATCTCAGGTGCGGTCTTGAATACTTCTTTTTCTTCCTCAGATAGCGCCGTAAGCCCTGCAACAGAGCCTTCAGCAGCAGAAATATCCTTCCATGTTTTCTCATTGTTTATACCTTTGTCCTCCAGTAGCTTCTCTAGGTATTTGTTCTTTACACGGTAGCTGCCACTCAGAGTCTTGTGCGTAAAAATGTTAGCACGCGAAGGCTCAATCGAAGGACTAGTTCCACCACATATAATACTGCTGCTGGCATTAGGAGCAATAGCAAGGAGATGTGAGTTACGGCGACCACTGCCAGCCATATCAGGAGCTTCCCCACGACTTCTACCCAGAACTTTACTAGCGTCCAACGCTCTTTCCTTGATGAGCTTGAAGGCTCTATTATTAAATGATGCAGCGTAAACTCCCTCGAAAGGGAGTCCAGAACGTTGAAGATAAGAATGAAAGCCCATTGCACCAAGGCCAATCGCCCTTTCTCTATATGCGCTATAAGCGGCTCTTGCAAAGCCTTTTTTATCCAAGTCAACATGATACTTAAACTCCTGCAAGCTATTACATTGTTCCCTTATACCCACTGTCTGTATAGCATTATCTATAAAGTGTTCCAGTGTGTTGTCCAGCATAGTGATTAAATCAGCTATGAAGTTCTCATCATCTTTCCACTCATCAAAGTATTCTAAGTTAACACTTGACAAGCAGCATACTGCTGTACGTTCCTCACTTGTAGGCAAGGTAATCTCAGAGCATAGGTTACTCTGTCGTACAGACAGCCCTAAGTCCTTCTGCTCCTGTGGTAAGTATTGATTACATCGGTCTGTGTTGACAATGTACGGCTCACCTGTCTCTGCTCTGGTGTGTACTAGCTGCCACCACAAGTCCCGTGCTGGGACTGTCTTTATAGCTTGCTTTGACTTAGGGTCAATCAGACGCCAAGGTAAGTCATGCTCTACTGAGTATAAGAATTCATCAGATATATTGACACCGTTATGCAGGTTAAGGCACTTACGATTGAGGTCACCTCCAGTAGTCTTTCGCATAGCAATAAATTCTTCAATCTCTGGATGGCTAATGTCCATATACGCTGCATAAGCACCTCTCCTTGTAACACCTTGGTTGAAAGCCAGCATCTGACTATCAACTACATGCATAAAAGGTATACTCCCAGTTGATTGAGACCCGTTAGAAGTAGCCACGCCGTTACTGCGAACAGCACCCCAATACCCACCCAGACCGCCGCCGCTGGAAGTGAGCCAAATGTTTTCATCATAGTGAGTTGATAGACCACCTCTGGAGTCAGGCACAAAATTAAGAAAGCAACTAATAGGTAAGCCACGGGTAGTTCCTCCATTACTTAGTATGGGTGTACTGAACATGAACCAGCCTTTACTGGCGTAGTCGTACAGACGCTGTGCTAGGTCAAAGTCTGTAGTACCTTGATAGGTTGCACTGTACACAGAAGCGCGTGCAAAGGCTTCCTGTGCGTATGTCTCGTCCTCCCAGAAGTACCTGTCCTTCAGTGTGTTCAGAGAGAAGTCATTTAGGTCTTTATCTCTGTCGTAGTCTATAGTAATCCCAAGGTAGTCTTGAGTGCCTGTCTTATACTGCATCTTGATTGTCCAACAAAAACTTCATCAATCGTTCCTCGTACCAACGTGCTTTGCGTAGGTCTTCAAACGGCTTCTTCTTGTACCTGAATCTCCACCTATATTTTAACGCATTTCCACGTAAATAGCCAATGTATTCGTCCTTATTTAACATTGCCTCTATAGCTTCTATGCACTCTATACTACCGTTGTTGTAGTGTGGTGGGTTGTCCACCATATTGGTGTCACCAAAGACAGGATGCTCGTTTGGCGCGTTGTCTTCTTCCTCGTCCTGCCACTGCACTTGGTACTTGTACTTCTTGTTGATTCCAGTCCATGCGTCTGGGCTTTCGTCATCAATGCTCGTCTTCTTCGTCTGTGTCTGGTCTTGTGTCATCTTGTAGTTCTTCCTCAAACATTTCTAGTCGGTTAATCAGCTTGTCTTCAAACCTGTCAAGTATTTCTTCACTGGTCAATTCCAAGTATTCTACTAAATCATCAGGGTCATATCTTTTCAGTATCATTTCCCTAATCTCATCCATTGTTAAATTATTTTGAGTCAACATATTGCATCAACTTGTCAAAGTCATTTAGTGTGTAGTGTTTGAATCCTTCCTTCTCACACCACTGCCCCATAGTCATCTTAGCGCCCTTGCGTAGCTTCTTGTTGGGATCTGATAGTACAAAGATTAACTCTCTGTAAGGCGCTATGCAGTCCCTGATGGCTTTGTACTTCATTGTGTCGCCTGTCCTGAAGAAGCCCTTTAGTTCCAATAGTGTCCCTGTGCGTGTATGTACGAAGTCTGGTTTGTACTTCCTGTGCATAACGTAGGGGACATCAAATGGTTCATACTTAAACTTACGCTTTGGTGCTATGGCTGCAAATGAAGCCTCTAGCCCTGACCTGTAAATACTGTCTTTACGTAATCTTGATCTCTTGGACTTTAGGCTCATTTGCCACCTCTGTTAAGTATCTTGGCCCGTAGGAGTACGCAAAAGCGCGCAACTGGGGATAACACGAAAGTTTGAAGTGACAGTAAGAGCAACCTGTATCTAGTTTCTGGTTCCCACTCTTTCCATCTGGCACAGGCGCGTAGCAATGCTCTGGCGCGTCCGGTGCCTCTACGACCTTTTTTACGTGCTTGATCCTCTCTACTATGTTTTCCTTCAAGACCTCGTACACAGGCGCTTGTGTGTCCTTCAGGTCATACTTCAGGAAAGTTAGATGTCCGTTCTGCTTGTCCATTGCAAGCCATCCAAACTCTGTCTCACCCTCCGAATGAGCATAAGCCTTGATCTGATCTATATAACCAAAAGGATCATCAAAAGCCAGCGTTGCGTCCTTAAACTTCTTAAACCCGTAGCTGCTGGCTGACTTGACATCGGTTACTACTCCATCTATGCGACAGTCCATGTGGCCTACAATACCTTCCACCTCGCACACTTTCTGCTCGTCCGTAACCTCATGCCCAGATAGGCGTGTCAGGAACAAAAGCATTTCCTCAATCAAATGCCCGTACAGGAACTTGACTAGCGTGTGTGGCTGCATCGGCTCCTTCGGGCCAGCATTGTTGTAGTGGTTCCACAGGTATCTGT